AGAGGAGTTCCAGCGGGCCAAGAACGACCTGCCGCCGTGGAAGTTCAACCTGTTCTATCGGGGAATCTTCACCCGTCCCGCTGGGATGATCTACGATTGCTTCGAGGACAAGTATGACGCGCAGAAGCACCCCCATAGCGGCCCTCTGTTCGGTCATAAGTGCCATGCGTTTCCGATCCCTGATACCTGGCCCCGATTCGTCGGCATGGACTTCGGTAACGTCAATACGGCGGCGATATTCCTTGCCGAGAACCCGGACAGCAGACCGCCCGGCGGCAAACTCGGCAGTGGCAGATTGTACCTGTACGCCGAATACAAAAACGGCAACCTGTCGGCGAAACAACACGCCGTCCAACTGAAAGAGAAAGCGGGCGGCAAGATCACCCGCGCAACAGGCGGCGCAAAGTCGGAAGATAAGTGGCGTCAGGAGTTCACCGACGCCGGTATCACCGTCTTGGAACCTCCCGTCTCGGAAGTCGAAGTCGGCATCAATAACGTGTACGGCGTCCTCCAGCGGGGCGAGCTGGTCGTGTTCGATACCTGCGAGGGCATCCTGTCCGAGATCATGTCGTACTCGCGGGAGTTAGACCCGATGGGCGAACCGACCGAGATCATTGACGACAAAGCGACCTTCCACCGCATTGACGCGCTTCGCTACGTTTGCTCTTACCTGCGTCACAAAAGCGAAGTCCGCACCGCCATCAACCCGTCCGATTATTTCAACCTCAGAAAGTAGGCGCATATGGCAGACAACACCGCCGCGATGGTTCCGACCATCAACAAAGCGGACGCCTACAAAGCCTATGGCGGCGTATTCCCGGCGCTTCCCTACAGCTCGGAGGACACGCAGACCACGCGCCCGCCCTATGCCGCCGTTTATGGCGCGTCTATCCTGACCGTCCCCCGGCGCGGCTGGGACTCGCTCACGCGGCAGTACCTCGAAGCCTACGCCAGCGATCCGGGATCGGTTCGCAACCTCGCCCTCGGTCAGTGGTATTCCACCATTCCGCTCCGTATGCTGTGGATGATGGGCGACATCCACCCGATGGTGAGCATGGCGCGTTCCGTGTGGCTCCGTATCGCCTTCTCGGACTCGACAACGCAGTTCATCGCCGAATCATCGCGGGGCAACACCTCCGATGTCGGCACTCGCGCTATCAACGCCCTGATCGATTCCCTGCCGCTCGAAGTCGGCGGGATCGCCGGACTCCAGAACGCCATCGGTGAACAGGTGCTGTTCACCGGGATGGCTTGCCTGGAATGCGTTCCCAACCCTACCCTGTCGTCGTTACAAGATTTGGTCACGTTCGACCCGACCACCGTCCGCTTCCGTGATGACGGGTTGGGCAACCGCTACGTAGAGCAGAAACAGCCCACGGGATGGCGCACCCTGAACAAGGAGAACTGCCTCGCCATCGGCTTCGACGCTTCCCGCGATAACCCGTATGGTCGTCCCGTGTTCGCCGCCGCACTGTCTGAAGCAATGACGGACACGGCAATACACCAGAGCATGACCGACGTGTTGCAGGCGGTAGCGTGGCCCCGTCTCTCGGTAGGATTCCCCTTCGCCGAAGCGGCAGAGTTCGCCATCGCCCACCCGGAAGTCTGCGTCGGACAGAAGGACGACGGCAGTGACCTGACGCCGGCAGAGTACGCGATGGCGGAAATGCGGCGCCTGTCCACACTGGTGCAGAATATGAAAGCGGACGACGTTTTCATGTACCCCAAAGACGGCATGGTGAGCGTCCTCAACGGCGCGAACGGGATGTCGAGCCTCGACCCCATCCTACAGCAGAAGCGCATGAGGATGTGTCAGGCGGTGGATACCCTGCCCAACCTCTTGGGCGTCACGGACGGCGGTACGCAGGGCTATTCCAGCGTCCAGTGGGGCGTTCAGGCGAAGAAGATCGAATCGTTCCGTCAGTTCGTGAACCACCTGCTCTGCAAGGCGTTCAATTTGCACCTGCGATTGAAGGGCATCAGCGCCACTGTCCGCGCCGAAGCCGAACCGATCCGCGCCACCGACGCCCTTGCCGACGAACAGGCGCGGACGCTCCGTATTGCCAACGAACAGGCATTGGTGGACGCCGGGTACTCCGACCGCTCCCATGCCAGCCAGAAACTGACCGGCAGTGAGCCGATCCTTTCCGACGCCCAGCACGAAGCCCGCAAACAGGCGCAGACAGACGCGACAACCGCACAGGAGGCGACCAATGCCAATTTTCAAGACCAGTAAACGCAAGGACGCCCGCAGAAGCGCCCGTCCCCTGTCCGTTGCGGCGCGTTACCCCGTGTACGCCATGCGCCCCGATTCCTTCACCGCCCTTCTGCCGCGTGTCTGCGCCGGCGACTGGGATGACGACGAAGCCGAGGAGATGCCCGAAAACCTTGAGGTCGGCGTCTCAGGCAACGTGGCGATCATCACCATCAACGGCACCCTGATGGACGGGAATGCGGAGTGGTACTGGTCATACTACGACTACGTTTCCACCCCGGAGATCCGCGAAGCCATCAACGCCGTGCGGATGGATGCGAACATCACGTCCGTCATCCTGTATCTGAATTCGCCAGGCGGGCAAGCCTCCGGTGTCGCGGATTTAGCCGATGCCGTGTACGCCCTCTCGCAAGCCAAACCCACCGCCGCCTACTGCAAGGACGCCTGTTCCGCCGCGTACTGGATCGCCTCGCAGTGCCAGAAGGTCTATGTCGCGCAGGACGGGTACGCCGGTTGTATCGGCACACTGATGTGCATTCAGGACTGGAGCAAGTTCTATTCCGAGATGGGCATCACCGTCTACCGCGTGACTTCCACCGGCGCGGAGGAATACAAAGGCGAGGGCGCAAGCGGCACGACCATCACCGACGCGCAACTCACCGACTTCAAACGCATCGCCAACGCCCACCAGTCTTTGTTCAATGCCGGAATCCAGCGCGGCAGAGGGTTTGACGACGAAACCATCGCCGCCTTAGCCGATGGACGAACCTATCTTGGGCAATCCGCCGTTGACCTGAAACTCGCAGACGGCGTAATCACGTTCGGGGAGCTGACCGCCGCGATGGGCGCAGGCGCGTTCCCCGAACCGGAAACGGACGATGTTGACGACGAGGGCGGCGACGACGACCCCGCCCCGCAAGCCTACCCAATTCCGTCTGCAATCGGGCAGACGAATGTAACCCCCGCCGCAATGGACGGCGAAAGGAGAAACCCCATGACCTTCATGGAAAAACTCAAAGCCCTCGTGAATGGCGAGGGTGAAACGACCGAACCCGTAGCGGTCGCCCCGGTGGTGGATGTCGCCGCGCAGATCGAAGCGGGCGTGAAAGCCGGACTGCTGAGCGCCAAGCGTGTGGAAGCGAAAGCCGCCGCCGTTCGCGCTTTCGGGCCAGAAAGCGTCCACTACGCCGCCACCGTGACCGCTATTGACGCCCTTCCCACCATGGAAGCCGTCGAAGCTCTGGTGTCGTCCCTGAACGCCGTCACCTCCGCCACGTTCGCGGGTGCGACCGGACAGCAGACCATCTCCACCGGAGCGACGATGGAGACCACGTATTCCCGCCCGCAACTGCAAAACCAGTCCCTCGTGGGCAGTTTGCTCCAGCATGACAAATCAGACGCCGTGTTCGGTCAACTGTACGCCAGTCTGAAACAGAAAGGCATGGTCGAATAACCAATGAGAACCCGACTTTTCGATATCACGAACGATCTGCTGGAGCCGCGTGACCCGCAAAACGCCGTTCATGTCCCGTTCCAGCCGACGACCAGCACCTACTTCCAGAAGGGCGCCTTCCTTCAGCAGGTCGCCGGTAGCCCCAACATCCTGCAACCCATCCCCGCGGGCGTTACCGGGACTCCCGTCGGTATTTGTCCGCGTGACTTCATCACCGACTCTGCCGGTAACGTCACGTTCGGAACCCCGGCATCAGGCGGTAACGAACACGGCGCAACTTTCCAGAACGTGTCCATGATCATCTGCGGCACGTTCTCCGCGCAAGACTTGGTGCAGACGGGCGCCGGGCAGATTCGCACGGCATACGTCGGCGACACCGCAGGTTCCCTTCGCGCCAATTCCATCGGTCGCCTTGTCATCGGCACCACCGCACAGGGCGTCGTCAAAATCAACTAATCCGCGAAAGGAGGCATAACCTATGCCTACGTCTTTATCACTGCCGAGTAACGCGGATTTATCCCTCGTTGCTCAGGAAATGACCCCGCTTCTGGCGGCAAACGACCCCATTTTTCAGTATTGCCCGATCACCTCGGATGCTGTCGATACCATCGAATGGGAACAGGAAGACAACTACTTCGGTCTGTTGGAGCCACGCGGTCTCAACTCTGCGTTCAACAGCATCAAGCGTGTCGGCGCAAAACGCTACGCTTTGGTTCCCGGCTACTACGGTGAACACTACCCCATCGACGAGCGCGACATCACACAGCGCCGTGCCATCGGGCAGTTTGGCGAACCGGAACCCATCGCGCAGATGGTCATGCGGGCGACCCGTATCCTAACGCACCGCATGATCAATCGTATGGCAAACGCCGCGTGGACACTGTTCGCGACGGGTTCCTATACCACCACCGACCGAGACGGCAACCTGCTGTACACGGACAACATCCTGTCCTCCATGACCACGCGGCGTTTCTCCACGTGGTCAACGCTTGCCAGCGCAACGCCGTTGCAGGACTTCCGAGGACTGAAGCCGTTGCAACGCGGCAAGGGTTGTCTGTTCAACGGCAAAGCGGTGGCGTTCATGAACACAACCACAAGCAAAAACCTGTTGAACAACGCGAACACCTCCGACCTCGCCGGGCGCATCGTCTACCCGGTAGGCGGTGGCGGCGGCGGCGTCAACAGCACCGACATTCCGCAGTTGAACAGCATCCTCAACAATGCTGATCTGCCGCAGATTGTCGAGTGGGACGGTGGCTACTTCGCCAACCAGGCGGCGGCGAACAGCGGCGACTTCTCGCAGTGGACGACGCACATCCCGGACAACAAGATTGTCATCATCGGTTTCCGCCCCACGCAGGAACCCATCGCCAAGATCGTCCAGACCCGCAACGCGCAAAACGCGGCGGCGGCGGCAGGGATGTATCTGGACGCCGTATTGCCGCACAACCCGCCGTATGCGCCCAACGTGTACAGCGGCGTCAACTTCGGTATTGCGACGTACTACCCGTCTAACATCGTGATCGCGGACTGCTCGTAAGCAGTCGCACTGCTCATAAAAACCTGCCCCCGGATAGATTCGCTATCGAAAAGCGGCTTTCCCCACCGCCTGCCGGGGGCAACATACAAAGGGGATTATCGCGCACACCTGCGCGAGTATGGGCGCTGGGGAGGCGCCTTTTCCATGCGTATTCTCTGGGTTTCCAATAACA